CAGCGCGTTTCTCCCTGGGGAGAACAGGTAGCAAACGATCCGGCGCCGATCCGCCCGGATCAGGGACAGACTGGGGACGATGGCGCCCAGTACGAACCTGACGATGACGCGGCGCACGATCCGGGCGCTGCGGCGCGCGGAACGGCTGACCGATACGGACGCGGGACTGGCCCGCCTGGCGCTGACGACCGCGCAAGCGCTCGACGACGTGCTGGCGCAGGGCGAGAAGGCGTACGCGGTCGCGCAGGCGTCCCGTGTTCACCTGCTCGCGCTCGAGGCGCTACTGGCGCTCCCGGCCCCGGTGGATTCGGACGCTGACGGATTCGACAACTGGCTGGCCGAAATCTCGCGGCCCGGCCCCGGCGCTGGCGACGGCGCGCAGTCCTGAACGGGCGACGTTCGGGCCCGCAGTAGGGGCGATGGCGGCCGCGCAGCGCCGCCCGCTGATGCCCTGGCAGCAGTACGTCGCGGACGTGGCCTATGAGGTCGACGACCGCGGCCGGTTCGTCTACAAGCTGGTGATCGTCACGGTCCCGCGCCAGTCGGGGAAAACAACCCTGTTCGGCGCGTCGATGGATCACCGCGCGCTGACGGTCGAACGGGCGCGCGTGTGGTTCACGATGCAGACCGGAAAAGACGCGGTGGACTGGCTGGTGAACGAGCACTGGCCGCTACTCGCGGATTTCGGGAAGCTCGCGCACCTGCGCCTGGCTGCGGGCTCTGAGCACATTCGCTGGGAACCGACCGCGGGACTGATCCGCCCGTTCCCGCCGACCCCCGCGGGGCTGCACAGCAAGATCAGTGACCTGGTAGTTGTCGACGAATGCTGGTCGCTGGATTTCATCCGCGGCCAGGCGCTTGACCAGGCGATCGTCCCGACCCAGGCGACACGCGAAAACGCCCAGGTGCTCAAGTGTTCGACCGCGGGCGATGCGGCGTCCGTCTGGTGGCTGGGCACGGTCGAACAGGGCCGCGCCGCCGCGCGCGCGGACCGGCGCGACGGGATCGCGTTTTTCGACTGGTGCTGCGCCGACGACCTCGACCCGTGCGACCCGTCATCGTGGCCGCAGTATCACCCCGCGTACGGGCGCACGATCGGGGAGGCGGCGATGCACGCCGCGCTCGACATGCTCGGCCCCGAAGAATTCGCGCGGGCGTACGGGAACCGCTGGACCTCGACGGTCGCCCGTGTGATCCCCCTCGCCGCGTGGCGGGCCGCGGCGGACCCGGACCTGCCGCTGCCCGAACCGGGCCAGGTCGCGCTGGCGTTCGACGTAGCGGTCGACCGTTCCGACGCGACGATCGTCGCCGCGTGGCGCGATCCGGGCGGCGGGCTGCTCGAGGTCGCGGACTATCGGCCGGGCGTCGCGTGGGTCCCGTCGCGCATGTTGGAACTGATCGAACGCTGGTCGCCGCGGGCGATCGGCTATGACGCGGCGGGCCCCGCGCTCGACGTGGCCGACGTGCTCGAGCGGGCCGAGGTCGGGCTGGTCGGACTCAAGGCACGCGAGTACGCGGCCGCGTGCCTGTCGCTGCTCGAGGCGCTGACCGTCGATCCGCCCGCGGTTCGTATCCGACCTCACCCCAACCTCGACGCGGCCGCCGCGGCCGCGGCCCGGCGCACGTTGGGCGACGCGTGGGCGTGGGGCCGACGCCAGTCGACGGTCAGCATTTCGCCCCTGACCGCGGCGACGTGTGCGCTCTGGGCCTATGACCATGCGCCCGCCGACCTGGGCGCCTTCCGTGTCTGGTGAACGTGGTCTAGTCGCATTGTGACTAGATCGGCGTAAGGTTGTCCGCGTGGTCATGCTCGCGGCCCCGGCCCGGCAGCTAGTCCGACGGTCAGGCGGCCCGATCATCCCGCCCCCTGGGATCAGTACGCGCGGCACCCCTGGGCCGTACGTGTTCGACACGCAGAGTGCGCGCACGGTCCCGTCCGTGTCGCGGGCGCTGCAGTTGTACGGCGGCCTGGTGAAACAAATGCCGATCGACGCGTACCGCACCTATACGCGCATCGAACCGGCGCCGCGTATCTGCCGACGGCCCGACCCGGATCGGGCCGGATCATGGTTCGTGCAGGTGAACCTCGAGGACTACCTACTGTCGGGCAACGCGATTTCGCTGGTGACCGCGCGCGGGATCGACGGCTGGCCGCTGTCGGTCGCGTGGCTGCCCGCAACCTGGGTTTACATCGTGTGGCAGCCGTGGGCCGAGAACGCGATTACGTACACGTACCTCGGTCAGCCGTTGCCATTCGCGGACGTGATCCACGTACGGCGCGGCGCCGATCGTCTCTATCCGGTGCGCGGCGTCGGCATCGTGGAAGAACACCTACCGACCCTCGATCGTGTCGCGATGGAAGAGGAATACGAACGGGGCGCGCTCGAGGGCGGCGCGGTCCCGTCGGTCGCGGTGATTACTCCGCAGGCGCAGATCACCCAGGACATCGCGGACGATGCAAAACAGCGCTGGCATGACAAGTTCGACGGGCCGCAACGCGAACCGGTATTCCTGCCCGCGGGAACGCAGGTGATCCCCCTCGCATGGTCACCTACCGACACGCAACTGGCCGAGGCGCGCCGCCTGTCGCTGCTCGACGTTGCCAACATGTTCAACCTCGACGGCTACTGGCTGGGCGCGCCCGTCGCGGGCATGACCTACCGGACTGCGGGCCCGCAATATCAGCAGGTGTTACGTACATCGCTCGAGCCGATACTGGCTGATTTCGAGGACGTGTGGAGTAACGCGTGGCTGCCACGCGGGACCGATATTCGGTTCCGCCGATCGCAACTGTTACGCGAAGACCTCGCAACGTCGACGACCGCGGCCGTCGCCGCGTTCGGCGCGGGACTGATGACGCTGGAAGAGGGCCGCGTAGAAATCGGCCTGCCGCCGACCATGCCCGGCTCGACCGGGATCGGCGCCGACCTCGAGCCTGCGCCCGCCGCGCCTGCCGATCCGAACCCCTCACTACCGGAAGGCGAACCGGGAGGCGACACGCCATGATCGACGCGCCCGAACTGCGCACCTATTCGACGACCCTGGAACTGCGCGACGCCCAGGCGGTCGGCGCAGGCCGCGTGTATCGGTACCTCGAGGGCCGCGCCGTCCCGTATGACACCTGGGCCGACCTCGGCCTGTTCATGGAACGGCACGCGCCCCGGTCTTTCGTGCAGTCGACGAAAGCGGGCAGCGGGAAAAACCTGCCGCTGCTGCAGTTCCACGATCGGGCCGCGTACCCGGTCGGCCGGGCCGAATCCTGGTCGCACGATGACGGCGCACTGTCGGGCGTGTGGCGCCTGTCCGACTCGCCCGACGCGCAACGCGCGGCGCGGGAAGCCGCGGACGGCGGGCTCGGCCTGTCGATCGGTTTTCAGCCGATCCGATCGGACGTGACGAAACAGGCGCAGACGTGGGCGCCCGACCTCGGCCCCGATCACAAAGACTGGATTACGCGCGCAGAGTCGCGGCTACTCGAGGTCAGCCTGACGCCCGTACCCGCCTACACGGATTCGATCGTGACGATGGTGCGCAGCGCGTTCGACCCTGACCGTCGGCCGACGGTCGACGTACCGACTCCGCTACGTGACGCTTGGCAAGCGGACCTAGAACAGTTACGGTCGACCCAGCACTAAACCGCGGCCGACCCGTCGAACCGGTCGACCTCGCGGCCACGGTGCCCGCGTCGAACGGGCCCGTACCGCGACGGTCACCGCATGTTCCGGCAGTCGTGCGCCCTGCATTTAGCGGCCCCGACACGTCGAATGAAACGTGAGGTCGTCATGGCGAATCCCGTACTCGAGGTCATGCGCGCGGAGCGCGCCGAACAGATCAGCAACATGGACGCGATTCTGGGCCAGGTCGAAAACCGCGACCTGTCCGAAGCAGAACGGGGACTGCTCGAGCGGGCCCGTGACCGTATCGGCCTGCTCGACGAACAGATTTCCCCCCTCGCAGAATTCGAGGCGCTGCGCTCCGCGCACGATGCGACCGTCGGCGCGTTGCCGCGGCCCGCGCTCGAGGTCGGCGGACGGCGCGCGGACATGTCAGGCGAAGGCGTGCAGTACCGCAGCGCCGGAACGTTCCTGGTCGACTACCTGCGCGCGCACGGGATCATGGAACGGGGCGTGCCCGACGACCAGGCCGCAGCGCGACTCGCATACGCGCAGCGGGCCGATCAGACAACGGGCGACACGCCCGGACTGCTCCCGGTCCCGATCGTCGGTCAGGTCGTTTCGCTGGTCGACGCGAACCGGCCGCTGATTACATCGCTCGGCGGCGCGAAGGCGCTCGGCGGGATTCCCGGCACGTCATTCACGCGCCCGAAGGTGACCGTACATACGCAGGTCGGGAAGCAGGCCGCAGAAAAAACCGCGCTGGCGTCGCGCAAGATGACGGTCGCGGGCATCACGTTCACCAAGGAAACGCACGGCGGCTACGTCGACATTTCCCGCCAGGACATTGACTGGACCTCGCCCGCGGCGTGGGACATTCTCGTGCGCGACCTCGCGCAGCAGTACGCGATCGAAACCGAAACCGCGGTAGCTACGCAGTTCGTCACGTCCGCGGTCGGCGCCAAGCCTCCCGCGTTGCCCGCGGCGCCCGTCCTCGCGGACTGGACCCACGCGCTGTACACCGCGGCGATGCACAGCTATAGCGCGGGCCAGATGATGCCCGATCGGCTGTGGGTCAGCCTCGACGTATGGGCCGCGCTCGGCTCACTGGTCGACACGACCCGCGTTGTGCTCCCGCCCGACGCGCGCGCAGGCGGCGATTCGTCGAACGGATTCGATATCGGCGGATCGTCACTCGCGGATTTCCGCGGCGACGTGCTCGGCCTGCCGCGTGTCGTGGTCCCGCTGCTGCCCCCGAAAACGTGCATCATCGGTCCCGCGTCACTGTTCGAGGTCTACGAAGAGGTCCTCGGCCTGCTGTCGGTCATCGAACCGTCGATTCTCGGCGTGCAGGTCGCGTATGGCGGCTATGTCGCGTACGGCGGCCTCGCGGGCTCGGCGTTCGTACCGCTCGACCTGTCCGCGGTGACGAACCTCCCGACGATGGCGGAAGCCGAAGAGACAGCGGCCGACGACGCGCCTGCGCCCAGCACGCGCGCCAAGTAGGGGGGAGTAGTCGATGGCGGCCTGGCCGACGTTGCCCGAGGTCCGTAAATTCTTACGGCTCGCGGTCGACCCGGACAGCGACGCGGTACTGACGACCGCGCTCGCGGCCGCCATCGACTACGGGATGGGCCGCTACGGCGGTAAGTATCCGGCCGACAATACCGACGTGCCCGACAGCGGGCACCAGGCGTGCCTGATGCACGCGGCCCGCCTGTACCGACGACGGGACAGCGCCGACGGGACGATCGGCTGGGGCGACATGGGCGTGATCCGTGTCGGGCGCCTTGACGCAGATATCGACGCGCTGTACGCGCAGGGCGCGCCGCTGGTGTTCGGATGACATGGCAGCGCGCCCCGGTCGCGGCCGCGCTGGTAACGATCCTCGCCGCGGTCGATGACAGCGTGCCCGCGTTCGCGGTACCGCCCGACACGTTCAACCCGCCCGCGTACATCGTCGGTTATCCGCGCACGGTCAACTACCGAACACCGCAGTTCGGCGTCGATGAAGCGCAGTTACCCCTAGCGGTCGCGTGCGGCGTGGCCGAGGTCGATCGCGTCGACGACCTGCTACGCCGCGCGTATGACGCGCTGTCGGCCGCGACCGCGACCGATCCGACCCTGGGCGGGACCGTGCTGCTGGTCGATCCCGGCCCGCAGGACAATTGGCGACTGCTCAAGGTCGCGGGCGTCGACGTGCTCGCCGCGGACCTGCTGCTACGCGTACTCATGTAACGAAAGGCGAACCGATGACAGACACCGACTACGCGCCTGCGCCTCGAGTCGATCCGACTCCGCCCGTCGCGTCGCCCGTAATGATGACCGACTGTTACGTGGAAATCGGCGCCGCGAACCTGTCCTGCCTGGGGCTCGAGGTTTCCGTGGAACCGGAGAACAAACCGATTGACCAGGTGACGTTCTGCGGCGAGAAGGAGTACCCCGGTTCCGTCAAGTGGCATTTCAAGGCGAAGCTTGCGCAGGCGTTCGACACGGGCGCGACCTATGACACGCTGAACACGGCGCTGCTCGCGTACCAGGCCGACGGGACGTTGTGCCCGGTCAAGGTGCGCGCGTACAAGAGTCGCGTAGTCGGGCCCGATAATCCGTCATTCGAGGGCGACGTGATCCCGCAGGCGTTTGCGCTGATCGGCGGGACCGCAGGGACCGCGGCCGAGGTCGACGTGGACTGGATTTATGACGCGCCGCCGACCTCAGTAGTCGCGTAGCGCGATGCCTGCGCCCGGCCCGGTTGTTGGCGTGATCGGCCTCGACGCGCTGCGGCGCGACCTGAACCGTATGGCGACCGACGTCAGCGGGCCGCTGTATCAGGCGATGAAAGAGGCGGGCCGCCAGGCTGCGGAACCGGTCGCGATGCTGACGCGCTCGAGCCTGCCGCGCGAGTCGCGCAGTAACGATGCGGGCGCGCTGCTCGAGACGGTCAAGGCGACCGGGACGCGCACGGGCGCCGCGGTCCGCATGGGATCGCGGGCGGTCCCGTGGGCGGGCTGGGTGGAGTTTGGCGGGAAACGGCCCGACGGCAGCGCGCGCCAGTTCGTCGCGTCGGGGCGCTACCTGTTCCCCGCGGCCCGTCAACTGGCCGCGACCGCGGCCGAGGCGTACTCGCAAGGGATCGGGCGCGTGCTGAACACGGACGCGGTATGGACGAACACGACGACCGACGGGAGCAAGGTGCATGACTGACGACCGGCCCGCATGGGCCCTCGAGGACGTAGAAATACACGTCGACAAACCGCTACGGCTGTCGGCCGACGCGATGCGCGCACTGACGAAAGGGTCAGGCCGCACGCTGACCGACATACTGCAGGACACCGACGACGACGCGACCCGCTGGCAGGCGACCGCGTTCGGGGAACTGTTCCGGCGCGGCGACCAGGCGGGACACCTGCCCGACGCGGCGACGCTGTGGGAATGGGCAGGCCGCGCCGATATCGCGTTCAGCGCCGACGCGGAGACGTTGCAACTGGCGGACCCTACCGGGCGCGAGTCCTCGGCAACCTCGCCGCGTTCTGTCATTACTGGCGAATGACGCCCGACGACGTACACGCCCTCGACGATGACACCTATAACGCATTCGTCGCCTACATGGAACGTGACGCGCGCGAGCAGGCACGCGCGATCGCGGACGCGAAACGTCGACGGTAGGTAACGCATGGCTGGCCCGTCCGTAGTCGTCAGGGTCCTGGGCGACCTGCGCGGCCTGGGTCAGTCGATGGCGGCCGCGGGCTCGACCGCATCGCAGGCCGCGTCGCGCGCGCAGCAGGGATTCGGGAAAATGCTGGGCACGCTGAACGCGTCGGGCGCGCTCGGCCCGTTCGGCGCTGCGCTCGGCGGGATCAATGACGCCATCGGCAACATCATTTCCAGCGGTAAGAAAATCGGCCCGGCGATGATCGGCGCAGGCGCCGCGGTGACGGGCGTCGGCGCGCTGCTGTCCGGGCTCGGCTCACATGAACAGGCCGCGCACCAGCAACTGCACGCGGCGATCGACGCGACCGGGCACGACTGGGGCGAGTACGGGAAGCAGATCGACGGGGCAATAAAAAAGGGCGAGTCCTACGGGCACGGCGCCGCCGAAACGATGGGCGCGCTGCAGGCGCTGACGCAGGCGACACACAACCCGGCGAAGGCGCTGCAGCTACTGGGCACAACGTTCGACCTGTCGGCCGCGAAGCATGTCGGGCTGACCGACGCGGCATCGTCGCTGGGCAAGGTTTACAACGGGAACACGCGGCTGCTGAAACAGTACGGGATCAATGTCGCGAAGGCGGGCAGCGCGCAGGCCGCGATCGGTAAGGACACGAAAGCCGCGGAGTCCGCCGACCGGAAACTGGCCGCCGCGAAACAGCGGCTGAACGACCTGCAGACGATCGACGCGACGAAAAAACACCTGGGCGCGGCGGGCGCGATCGCGCTGCGCAACGCGCAGACGAAAGCGAACGCGGCCGCGCTCGAGGCGCTGGCCGCGCACCACAAGCTCGCGGGCGCGCAGGACGCGGCGCGCATATCGGCGGGCAAGGGCAAGGACGCCATATCGCAACTGGGCGGCGTGCTCAAGGGGCAGGCGTCCGCGTCGGCCGACACGTTCGCGGGGAAGCTCGCCGCGATCCGTACGCGCGTGTCGGATTCGGTCGCGATGTTCGGACAGAAATACGGGCCCGCGCTGCAGGCCGCAGGGCTGGGGATCATGGCGCTGGGCACTATCTGGTCGACGGTCGGCCCGCTGATCGCGGCGATGGAACTGGCATCGCTGGGCCCAATCCTGCTGATCGCGGCGGGCGTGGTCGCGCTGATCGCGGTCGGCTACCTGATCTATCGCAACTGGTCGACAATCTGGGGCGCGATCCAGAAGGTGATTCAGGTCGTCTGGGACTGGGTGAAAACGAACTGGCCGCTGCTGCTGGCGATCATCGTCGGCCCGGTCGCGCTCGCCGCGTATTTCATATGGAAACATTTCGACCGGATCAAACAGCTAGCGCTCGACGCGGTGCAGTTCATCGAACGCGTGTGGGACGCGGTGAAAGCCTGGTTCTCTGGCCTGGTGACCAGCGTCGGCAGCACACTGTCGACCCTGTTCGACAAGGCGAAGAGTGCCGCGACGACCGTCGTCAGCGCGGTGAAAACAACGTGGACGACGTTCGAGACATGGCTAACGGGACTGCCCGCCCGACTGGTGAACACGTTCGCGGGCATGTTCGACGGGATCAGCGCCGCGTTCAAGGCGGCTATCAACTGGGTGATCGGCGCGTGGAACAGTCTGCATTTCAAGCTGGGCGGCTGGACCGTCGGGAAAGGTCCGTTCTCGGTCACGCTGCCGACGGTCGATATCGGAATGCCGACGATCCCGAAGCTGGCGCAGGGCGGCCTGGTCACACAGTCGGGGCTGATCTTCGCGCACGCGGGCGAGGCGATCACTCCGCTGCCGCGCGGGCGCCTGGGCCCGATCGTGCATATCGAACACGCGCATTTCACCGAACCCGTCGACGTGGACGTGTTCACCCAGCACATCGCCGCGCTCTCGCGCAGTCGGGCCGTGTGACGTGGCCGCGTGTGTGCGGGCCGCGTGGCTGGACTGGCAGGGCGCGACGATCGCGCTCGAGGATGAAGCTGCGGGCTATTTCTGTGCCGCGCTCGACCTCGGCGCGCCGACCGTGCGCGAGGTCGTCGACAACCTGCCCGACGCGGACGGCGCGGTAGACCGCACGCAGTTCATGGGCCCGCGCGCGGTGTCGGCCGATATCACCGCGCTGGCAGGCGCGGGCGCGGTGATCGACGACGTGGCCCGTCGGTTCGGCCCGTTCATGGTCCCTAGCGCGCGGCCCGTGCTGCACTACGTCCTCGACGTGGGCACGCCCGACGGGCTCGAGCACACGCTGACCGTGCGGCCCGCTAGCTATGACTGGCAACTGGTCGGCAACGTGCAGCGCGACATACACCTGGCCTGGGTCGCGGCCGATCCTGTCGCCCGTGACGCGCTGGTGCAGCAGGCGATCGCGTGGGCAGGTAGCGCGACGATTCCGGGCCGTACCTATCCGCTGACGTTCCCGCGCGCGTATCCCGCGACCGGGGGGAGTCCGAACACCGCGATTCTGCACAGCGACGGCGACGTACCGATACAGCCCGCGGTTCGTATCTGGGGACCGATCGGCGGGCCCGTCGTCACGTTCACGCCACCTAGCGGGCCGACGTTCCGCATCGCGTTCCTGTCGACGTTCATGGTCGCGGCCGGTTCCTATGTCGACGTGGACACGCGGCTACATACCGCGTTCTACAACGGCGACCCGGCGCAGAATCAGCTAGTGAGTATCGACTGGTCGACGAATAGCTGGCCGATCCTGTCGCCCGGTATCGACTGGCAGATGATCGTTTCCGGCACGTCGACGACGGGCGTCAGCCAGGCGGTCGCGACCTGGCAGGACGGCTACCTATCGTGACCGCGCTACTCGAGGCGCCCCGCGCCGCGCCGCTGCCTGCAGGCCGCGGCCGCTGGCGCCTCACGTTGCACGATCGCACGTTCGGCGCCTACGGGACACCCGCGCCGACGTGGGGACAGACGATCCTGCTCGAGATTGACGATGCACGCGGGCGGCGCCTCGAACAGTCCTGGGATAGCGGCGCGACCCTGACGTTTACGTGCGACGGGCATTCACCATGCGCGGCGATGATCCTCGAACTGCAGCATGACGTTATGGCGTGGCGCTGGTCCGACACGGACGGGCGCGACGTATGCATGTTCCGCGGGCCGATCACCCAGGCCGAAGATCAGCTAACCGCCGATACCCATACGGTCACCTACACCGCGCACGACTACCTCGCGATGCTCGAACGGCGCATGTTCACCGCGCTGACGGCGGCCGCGTACAACGTCGACCAGGACACGCTGGTATCGGCGCTAGTGCAACTGGCGTCACAGCAGGTGACGATCAGCGGGCCCGCGCTCAGTTCCTACCTGCCGCTGATCGCGGCCCGTGTCGACGGCGCAGGCGCGCCGCGTGCGCTGTCGGGCCAGGTGCGACAGCGCAGCTACTACGGGAACGCCACGCTGCTCGAGACGATCGACGCGCTGGCGAAGGTGCAGGGCGGTTTCGACTATGACGTGCTGCCTGCGCCCGAAGCTGCGGCGCTCGGCGGCCCGGCAGGGACCGACGTGCTACGCGTGTTCTATCCGGCGCAGGGCGTGTTCCGCGCCGACCTCGCGCTGGTCTACGGCGCGAACGTGCAGGCGCTGACCCGCACAGTGAACAGCGCCGATTATGCGAACTACGTGCGCGAACTGGGCAACGCCGCGAGTAGCGATCCTGCGGCGCCGCAACTGGCCCGCGACGCATGGAACGCGGAGGCGACCTCGGCCGCGCCTGCGGTCGGACTGTTCATGCTGGGAAACAACCTGGCCGACGTGACCGATCCGACAACGCTCGCGCAGCACGCGGCGGGCGACCTCGGCATATCCGACGACCTCGAGCCGACGTACACAATCGACCTGACGCCCGGCGCGTACCAGTACCGGGAACCGAACCTGGGCGACACGCTGCAGCTAGTCGTGCAGTCCGGGCGCCTCGACGTGAACACGGTCATTCGCGTACTCGGCCTGTCCTATGACGTGGGCGAGGACGGGAACGAGAACGTGAGCATGACCGTCGGGAAACCGCTACCGACCTTGCGCGGCGCGTTCCGGCGCATGAACCGCGACATTTCCGCGCTGACGCGCAGGTGAGGGGGACACGATGACACGCTACGCGCCTCAGTGGCTGCAGGCGTCGAACTACGCGGCGGGCGTCGACCGTCGACTGATCGCGGCGCTGTGGCCGATCGCGGCGTGTGCAGGTTGCGCGGTGACGCCCGGCGCGGGAATGCAGGTGGTCGTCGCGCCCGGACAGGTCGCGGCGCCGACTCCGAATAACACGGGCTCGACCCTCTGCACGTCGGACGCGCCCGAAAACGTGACGCTGCTCGCCGCGCCCGCGGCGGGCAACAATCGTATTGACCTGATCGTCTGTCAGCCACGCGGGAACGACCTCGACGGCGGCGTCAATAACGATTTCATTTTCACCGCCATCGCGGGGGTCGTCGCCGCGTCGCCCGCAGTTCCCGCGATCCCCGCGGGTGCGGTCGCGCTCGCGCAGGTGTACGTCACGGGCGGCGCGTCCGCGATCGTCGCGGGGAACATTACGGATCGGCGCCCGATATCGGGGCTGGCGGTCCCGACGAACCGGCCCTGGGGTGTCGCGTGGGGCGAGGTTTCGTACGCGACCGGCGCCGTGACCGTCGGCGGCGTCGGCGCTAGCTACACACCGATTATCAGCTATCCGACGTTTACCGCGGTTGCGAATCGTATCTACGTGTTCGAGTTCTACTGCGCGTCGATCAACGTCGCGGCGGGCGCGTACACGAAAATGCAGGTCGTCGACGGGACCGGTACGCAGGTCGGCGGACTACTCGCGCAGCTATCACCGGCAGGCGCGGGCCGCGAATCCGTGAACCCTGCCAGTGTGCGCGTTGTCGGCCTGCCCGCGGGACCGGTCGCGAACTGGCGCGTACAGGCAATGTCGAACCTGGCGGGCGCGTCCTTCAATGCCAACGCGGCAGGCGACCCTGGGCCGCTGGTCGCGCGCGTGCTCGACGCGGGACCGGTCGCGGGCAGCAGTCCGCCCCCGAACTAACGAAAGGCGCAGGACATGACACCTACCGAAACGCCCGACAACGGCAACGGCGAACACGGCGAGGACACGGGCGAGATTCCCGCGACCGAACAGCCCGACGCGCAACCGGCCGACGACGACGACGGCGACTAATGCCTGCGCCCGTCGACCTGGTGACCGTTCACCATGAAGGCGCAGGGGCGCCGTCGAACGTCACACGCGGCGCGGAGGGCGGTTACACGTACTGGATCGGCGCGACGAACTGGTCATGGCTGCGCGACGTGTGGTCCAGTTTCGGGACGCTGAACTACAACGGCGACAGCCTCGACGTATGCCTGTCCGGGAACCGGATGGAACACGCGGTGACCGATGCCGACGTGGCGCTGATCGGCGCCGCGGTCGCGGACGCGCGCGCACGCGGCTACGTGACCGACGCGCCGACCGTGCGCGCGCATCGCGACTCGCCCGGCAGTTCGACCGTCTGCCCTGGCGACCGCACGATGGACCGCTGGCCGCAGATCGTCGCGGCCTGCACGGCGGGCAGCGCGCCCGTCGAACCGACGACCGAAGGAGGCGCGGTGGAAATCGTGAGCACACCTAGCGGCGAGGGCTACTGGATCGCGGCCGCCGATGGCGGCGTGTTCAGCTACGGGGACGCCCGGTTTTACGGCAGCATGGGCGGCGAGGCGTTGCACGCGCCCATCGTCGGCATGGCCGCGACGCCCGACGGCGACGGCTACTGGCTGCTCGGTCAGGACGGCGGCGTGTTCGCGTTCGGATCGGCGCGGTTCCACGGCGCGCCGACAGACCTATGACTGCCGCGCTGATAGTCGCCTATCTGGCATCGAAACCGGTAGGCGCGGCGCTGGTCTACCTGATCGTCGCCGCGGTCCTGTTCGGCGTGGCGGGCATGATCGCGGCGTACGCGCGCGACCTGTTCCATTCCGTGCTGTGCGCGGCGCTGCTCGCGCTCACACTCGCGTTCCTGGTCCGCTAGGGAGGGCACTGTGGCCGAGAGACTGGTAACGACCCTGACGCTGCACGATGACGGGCGCGTGAGCGGCCTGTGGCGTCCGCTCGAGGTCGCGCCGCCCGATCGGCCCCTGTCGGCCGCGGAGCAGGTCGCGGGGACGTGGGCGCTGCAGCAGGTCATGGACCTGGCCGACCTCGAGCGGCTACGCCCGTCGATCGACCTGGCGCTGTCGACTCCGGGCCTGCGCGGATTCTCGGCCCGGTTCCCGCTGCGGGCTGTCCTGCCCGACGGGCACAACCTCGACCCGGCGCTGGTCGACGCGTGCGCCCAGGTCGCGCTCGAGGCGGGCCTGGCGTTTTCGTGGCGGACGATGGCGGGCAGGCACACGCCCGCCGCGATCCTCGACGCGTGCCGCACGTACAGCGACGGGACGAACCGCTACCCCGCGCCCTTCGAGGTCGACGGCGCCCCGGCGCGCCGGTTCGTCGACGCGCTGGCCGGATTCGCGGAACAGGCGGCCGCCTGGTCCCGCGAGCATGGCGTGGCCCTGCTGCATTTCCCCTGGTACGGGCACGACTGGGCGGAACTGTGGCACGGGACCGACGTACGCGGCCTCGAGGGCTACAGCCTCGAGGCGTTCGTGGCGGGCCACGCGGCCCTCTGGGATGGCGCCTGGACGGTCGCGGGCTATGACCTGGCGGTCGAATTCCCGCTGTCGGGGCATGGGCCGCTGTCGGGCGCCGATGGCGTGTCCGATCGGCTGGCCGAACACATGGCGGAAACGGGCGGCCCCGACGCGGCGAACCTCTGTTCGATCCAGGCGAACGGCTGGGGCTGCATTCTGAACGGCCTGGCGCCGCCAGGGAACGTCGGACTGTTCGGGACGCCTGACCCGGCGATCGAAACCCAGTTCGCGCCCGTGTGGACCTGGCCGCTGCTCCACGGCGTGCAGGCGATCCAACCGCAGGATTATGGCAACTGGCCCGACATGTTCGCCGCGGCCGAGGGCGAACACGCGCTGTACGCAGAGGTCTACTGCGGGCCGTCATTCTCCGGGCCGCACGCGCCCGACCTGGCCGCCTGCATCGCTGCGTTCCGCCCGTCGCTGCCCGATGGCACTACTAACGGCCCTACCTGGCGCAGCGATCCGCCCGGAAACGGCCCCGGTACTGGGCTGTAGCGCTCGAGGTTTCTGGCCCCCGGTACGTGACAGTTACCGGGTCCAGGTATAATGACCGGTAGGCAGTCGCAAGAAACCCTAGTAAACACTAGGTTTCGCGGCTACACCCCTGGTGGCCGATGGCACCATGAACGGCCCCACTACCGGAAGGCGACACAATGAGCACACGCAGGTACGGCGAAGGCAGCGTTACGCATGACGACGTTCGCGACCTCTGGGTCGGCACGGTCGAACTACCGGCCGGGCTCGACGGGAAGCGGCGCCGTAAGCGCGTCACCGCCAAGCGGAAAACCGACATGCTCGACAAGCTCCGGGCCGTGCAGCGCGCCGTCGACTCGCACCTGCCGATCACGCCCGCCCGGCTGACCGTCGCCGCGTGGCTGGACACCTGGCAGCGCGACGTGCTCCCGCTGCGCACGGGCCGCACGGGCGAAAAGCTGTCCGACGAAACGCTGCGCGCCTACCGCGGCAACGTCGACCGCTACCTGGCCCCCGCGCCGTTCGGGACGATCCCGCTGGCGAAGCTGCAGCCGTCGGACGTGCGGGCGCTGCTGGGCGACCTCGAGGCGCAGGGACTGGCGCCCCGGTCGATCCGCCTGGCCCGTCAGGTGCTGGTGCAGGCGCTGAACGTCGCGGAGCATGACGGGCTGGTGCCGCGCAACGTGGCCCGGATCGCGTCGCCCCCGGCGAAGCACACGGCCCGTACCGACGATTCGCTGTCGGCCGACCAGGTGCGCCTGGTCCTCGACGCGGCGAAAGGCGACCGGCTCGAGGCGTTCGCGGTGATCCTGTTCACGACGGGACTGCGGCGCGGCGAGGCGCTGGGGCTGCGCTGGTCCGACGTGGACCTGAGTACCGCCCGCCTGACCGTCCGCCCGGAGGTCGCGAAAACGCCCTCGAGCGCACGGACGATCGCGCTGGCGCCGATGGCAGTCGACGCGCTCCGGGCGCACCGGACGGCGCAGAACGTGGAACGGGCCGCGGCGCTGATCTGGGATGACCCGCAGGTTGTGTTCGCGACGACGATCGGGACACCCATCGACGGGCGCAACGCGTGGGGCTGGTTCACCGCGCTGACCCAGCGGGCAGGCGTCGGGCACGTCAGGGTCCACGCGGCCCGGCACACGGCCGCGACCCTGATGCTGAACGCGGGGATTCCGCTCGAGGTCGTCTCGAAAACGCTGGGCCACAGCGGCTACGCGATCACCGCGGATATCTACGCGAAGGTGCAGGACAAACTGCAGGCGACGACCGCGGACGCGATGCAGTCGGTCCTCGGCTAAACGTTGGAAAGTCTGTCTACCAGGTAGACACGCCGGAACTGGCCCCGGCGTGTCTACAAGGTATACACTGACGCCATGACAAACACACAGACACCCACCACCCCCACGGCCGTACGGACGTGGAACCGACCGCACACTAAGGCGACCGTCACGATCACGTTCGCGGACGGGACGACCGCGAAGGCGGGCGGCGCACGCGCGGAGCGCTGCTCCTACGCCCTGCTCTATTCCGACCGACGTACCGGCGCGTGGCGCCTGCTGGGGCTGCGCTCCGAACCGAAAACTGACAGCAACTACGGCGCGCAGTTCATCGTCCCGATCACCGAGGGCGAGGCGGTCGGCGGCCGCATCGACTGGATCGTGTCGCCCGTACACCACCAGTGCGCGACGTGCGACCAGGCCGCGAACGAGGCGATCAGCCTGGCCCGTGTGACCGGCGCGACCGGCGCGACGTTCGCAAGCGGGCACGTCGGCAACTGCGGCGCCAGTGTCACCCGTCAGGGCGCACGATGACTCCCCGCGCCGATATCGCCCGGCTGGACCGTATCCGCCAGGCCGCCGACAACGCTCGAGCCTGGACTGAGGACCGGGACGTACTGGTGCGCCAGGCGGTCGCGGCGGGCGCGTCGCTGCGCACGGTCGGCGCGGTGGCGGGACTCAGCCACGGCGCCATCGCGAAGATCGTGGCCCGCGGCTAGCGCCGCCTGGTGATCCCCGCGGCCTTGAGGTCCGCGGCGGGCACGCCCATTTCCCGAAACGTTGCGTACTCGATAGGGCCGCCCGGCCGACGGGCGGCCCATTGCGCGCCGTAGGCGATGAACACGGCCCGGTCGTCGGTTCCGTCCTCGCCCGCCTGCGCACGCTCGAGCGCAGCGCGCAGGTCGCGGATGCGCTGACGCTGCTGCAGTTCCGCGACCTTGCTCGAGGTCGTCGCGGCCTTCGCCGCGATCACGTCGATGGCGCGGGCGATCACCGCGGGATCGTCGGTCACCGCGGGGAAGCCGCGCAGCGCACCTAACGCGATCCTGACGCGGCCCGCGCGCTGCCCGTTCACGGAACGCAGGTAGCGGCCGACCGCCTTACTGATTTCGGAATCGGTCGGTTCCTGGTCGGTCATCGTGACGCCCTCCCGCGGCGTAGGTGTTTCAGCAGGTCCAGCCGTAGCTGCGCGCGCGTGGGGGTTTCGTCCGCGGCCAGGCTGTAGTCGGGCGGCGCGTCATAGTGGCGTGTCGACAGTTCGCCGCGGCTGTCGATCACGTCGTGGCGTTCCATCGTGCAGCGCACACAACGCAGGCTGAACCGCTGGCCCCAGTCGGGCGGACGTTTCCCGTGGGGGATGAAATCCTCCCAGGCGTGGCCCCAGGTCCGACACTTTTCGTACTCGAGTCGCAAGCGCGGCACGGGCGATCCCCCCCCGATCGGGAAAAACTTTCGCACGTTCGACCAGTTCGGCAGACCGTTTACCACAGAATCGGTCGGGATGGGTGAACGGAAGGGAAATCCTGCTGGACCCAGGCGCCCGGCCGGTTTACGGTCGTCGGTACCGCCAGTTGGGGGTGGCGCGGTCGACACGGCAGGGAACGGCGCGGCAGACCGCACACAACGTACGCGGGGGACGAACGCGAAGGGGTCCGCGCCCATGCCGCCGAAGAGTCGCAACCGCGAAGAGTCGACCTACTACACCGCGCAGGAACTGGCCGACGTGCTCGAGGTCAGCGTGCAGTCGGTCTACACGTTCCTGCAGCGCGGGTATTTCCCGTCGATGCGCGTCGGGCACCAGTACCGCATTCCGAAACGGGCAATTGACGAACTGATCGCGCGGGCCACGACGAACGCGCGCTAGCGCCATGCCCGGCGCAACGCGGCGCATCGACCGCGGCAGCGGACACAGCTACGTCCTCGACGGCGAACCGGTCGCGGGAGTCACGACGATCCTGTCCGAAGGCGTCCCGAAACCGGGACTGATCGACGCGGCCGCGCGCGAGACCGCGAACTACGCGGTGAACAACTGGGACACGCTCGGCGCGCTCGACCTCGCGCAACGGCTGCGCAAGGTGGAGAAGGGCCGTTACGAATCGTGGAACCGGGCGACCGTGCGCGGCACGAAAGTCCACGCGTACGCGGCCGCGCTCATGGCGGGCGAAGAGGTCGACGTGCCCGATCAGTACGTGGCGCACGTCGACCAGTGCCTGGCGTTCATGGCTGATTTCGACGTGACCGCGCTCGCGCTCGAGGTCACGGTGATAAACCGGCAGTACCGGTACATGGGAGCGCTCGACCTGCTCGCGACCCTGGGCGACGCGCCGGAACTGTGGCTGCTCGACTGGAAAACCTCGGCGTCGGGCGTGTGGCCCGAGGTCGCGTTACAACTGGCCGCGTACGCGCACTGTTCGACCATGCTCGACCCGGACGGCGCAGAGGTCCCGCTCCCGCCGATCGCGCGCGCGGGCGCGGTTCACCTGCGCGCTGACGGCTATGACCTGCTGCCCGTCGACGTGTCCGATGACACGTTCCGAACGTTCCTGTACGTGCAGCAGGTCGCGCAGTACCGGGCGCAACCGCGCAGCGACTACATCGGGGACCGCGTGCCCGTGCCGCAGGCGGTCGGATCGTGACCCTGGCCCGCATCGTGCCCGACTACGAACCGGCCCGCAGGTCATGGGTCGAATTGATGGCGCCCGCGATCGAACTGGCGAAGGCGATCGCGGCGACCGATTTCGTGCCGCGGGCGATGCGCAACAGTCCCGCCGCGATCAGCGCCGCCATCCTGTACGGCGACGAAATCGGGATCGGGCCCATGCAGTCCCTGTCGAAAATCGCGGTCATCGACGGGCGCCCGTTCATCGCCGCGGAAGCGCAGCGGGCGCTGGTCCTCGCCGCGGGACATTCACTGTGGATCGAATCCGCGACGAACACGTCAGTCACCTGGTGCGGACGGCGCAACGGTACCGACCAGGTGACGAAAATCACCTGGACCGACGATGACGCCCGGCGCGCCCACCTGGACGGGAAACCGAACTGGCGCAGCTACCCGCGCGCCATGCTCAGCGCGCGGGCGTCGGCCGAACTGGTGCGGGCCCTGTTCCCGGACGTGATCGGCGGCCTCGGCGCGCTCGAGGAACAGGACGATCTCGACCTCCCGGACGGCGCGGGCTCGAACCCCGCACTGGGCGCCGCGCCGTCCGGGACTCAGCGGAGGCGCAGGGCGAAAGTGGCTGACTCCCCTGCGCCACCGACGGCGGCCGCGTCAGTACCGACCGGCGAACGTCCGGGCGTTCCCATACTGGCGCGGCCGCCCCTACCCGGCGAGGTCGTCGACGAACCGGCGCCGACGATCACCCGCGCCCAGTCGAACCGGCTGCACGGCCTGTTCAAGCGGCGCGGCATGACCGGCCGGAACGACCGGCTGAACCTGACGCGCGAGGTCGTCGGCCGCCCCGACCTGCAATCGTCGAAAGACCTCACCAGCGCCGACGCGGACCGGCTGGCGGACTACCTGGAATCGCTGCCCGTGCTCGACCAGCAGGCGCTCGACCTCGAGGGCCAGGGCGAAGGCGAGGGCGACCAGTGATCCGGCGCCGCTGGCCGCGCCGCACACGCCCGCATCGCGACCGCTGGCCGCGCTGGTTCGTCACGATGCACGCGCCGCCCGCGACCGTGCGCAAGGTGCCCCGATGATCCTCGACGACGACGACCCGGACGCGGTCGCGCAGCGACTGGCGTTCGCGTTCCGGCGCCAGGACCCGTCCGCGTTCCGGCTGATCGAACTGGCCGACGCGATCCCGCCCGGCCCCTGGTATCACCAGCGCGGCGACGACGGCGTACTGGTCCTGTGGGCAGGTGACGAACCCCTGGCCGCGCTGTATGGCGGCGTCGACCTCGCGAAATACCTCGAGGCGTGCGCCCCGGCCCGCCTACTGGGCGGTAACCCGTGAACCTGGCCGACATGCCGCCACGGATGCGCAGGGCCGCTACTGTCGCGCTCGCCCGCGACCTGGCAGTCAGGGCGGCGTCGGCCGAATCCCCCCGATCCGGCCGACCGAAGGGCGGGCGCGTGTCCGACGGAACGGGCACGCGCCCGGCCCGGTACCGCTGTGCCCGCTGCGGCGCCCTGTTCAGCGCGTGGGCGCCCGCGCAACGCCACGCGACCGATCAGCGCCACCCGCGTATCGGGATCGTCCTTTGAGCGTGTCCGTCGTGATCGTGTGCCCGTCGGGCACTGACCCGGCCGCGCAGACACGCGCCGCGCTCGAGGTCGGCGCCTGGTCGCGCGTCGGCGCGGACACCTGGGCGCTGATCGTCGACGACGATGAAGCGGTACGGCGCGCGCGGGGTCGGGAACGGCAGCGGCGCTACCGCGACACCCACCGATCGGGCGTCACATCCCGTCACGAGGATGAGGACCCAGGGCGTCACATCCCGTCACGAAATGGTGACGCGATGTCACACGGCGACCCGGAAAATCCCTGGTCAGACCCGGCGCGTCACCAGGGCGTTACAGGGGAACCCCCTTTAGGGGGGTTTCCCCCTGTAACGGACCCCCTGGGTGACGCTGGCGTGACAGGGGCTACAGATGGCGCGGGTGACGCGCTGTCACCGCGTCACACGACGGCCGCGCGCGACAACGTGACACGGCACTACTGGGAACGCACCGATGACGCAGGACCGCTCGACGACCTCGAGCGCGCGAAGGCACAGCGCGGACTCGCGTCGATGCGCGCCGCGCTGCCCGATCGGAACCGGGAATGACCGCGCTAGCCGTACACCTGGAAGGCACCAGGGGCGCCCGAACGCTCTGCGGACACCCAGGCGCCCGCCGAATCACGGCGATCCCGCAGGACGTGACCTGCGCCGACTGCCACTACATCGCGCAGGCGCGGCGAATCAGCGCGCGCCGAATGGCCGACGACCACCGCGCGGGCGAACTGCTCGACCTGATCCGCGCCTACCTGGCCGCGTGTGACGCGCTGGTCGACGATCCCGGCGGGCCCGGCTGGCTGGCGAACACGATCACCCGCGACAACGCCCTACACGCCCTGTACGTGGCTGTCGGCTGGCAGTACCCGACGACGTGCCGCCTGCCCAAAGGCTGGGTCGACGTGGACACCCAGGGGCGTACGTGACCACCTATGACCCTCGGCTGAACACGCGGGGTTACAAGCTGCTGCGCGCCTGGGTCCTCGACCGGGACCGGCACGCCTGCCAGATACGCGGGCCGCGCTGCACCCATGTCGCCACCGAGGTCGATCACATCGAATGTCGGGCCGACGGCGGCGACGTGTTCGCCCCGACGAACCTGCGGGCCGCCTGCCGCCCCTGTAACGGCTGGCTGGCCGCGTTGCGTACCAACCGCCTGCGGCGCGGTGCGCTCGACCTACGGCTGTAGGGGGGACCTATGGAGACTGCTGCACGTTCCCGCTGCTGCTACTGCGGTCAGCCGTGCGACCCTCGATATCGGGAGGTCACGGGCTGGGAACAGGTACGTTCGCAAGGCGGCGCGAACCGCATCATCGCCCGTACCGAAACCGGGCGGTACGTCTGCACGTTGCACGCCCAGCAGATACAGCGCGGACTGTCACCCGATCAGGGCACGCTGCTATGACCTGGTACCCGGCCCAGTGCGAAGAGTGCGGGCGCACCATGTCGACGAACGTGCTGGCTGCCCATCGTCGCACCCATGCGCTACCACCTGCGCCCGTGTCCGTGACTGCGCCGTGTGCCCAGTGCGGCGACGTGCTACCCGCGGCCCGGCTGTCGCTGATCGTCAGTCCCGGCCCGCTGCTGCTGTGCGCTGGGTGTCTGGCCGCCACGCTCGAGGGGATGGGTCAGTGACACACGCGCACGCGCAGAAATCGCGCGCTGATCGTCAGGATGGTCCTGCAGCGAAACGCGCGACACGCCCGCGCGCGCGACGTATGCACATGCGCGTTTTTGGTGCGAAGGCGCGCACCAT